GGAAACTCATGGCTAACGCTACAGTCTCACGCTTAGGTTTGGTTAATAACTCTGGTACTGGTTATGATGCACTTTTTCTTAAAGTCTTCTCAGGAGAGGTTCTGACTGCTTTCTCTGAAAATAATGTTTTCAACGATAGCCTTCATACCGTCCGTACAATCAGTTCTGGTAAATCAGCACAGTTCCCTGTAACAGGTACAGCTACAGCAGCGTATCACACAGCAGGTACTCCTCTTGTTGGTGCTAACCAAATCTTAGCTAACGAAAAAATCATCTCTATTGATGATCTTCTAATTGCACAATCATTTGTTCAACAATTAGATGAGCTTAAGAATCATTATGACGTAAGGTCTATTTATGCTACTGAGCTAGGTAAGGCACTTGCCAAAAGATACGATCAAAACGTAGCTAAAACTATAGCTAATGCGAGTCGTGCATCTACTACACTTACAGGTGGCAGTGGCGGTACAGTACTTACACTTGCTAATGGTAATACTGCTTCAGCAAACGTAACAGGTGATGAGATAGCTGCTGCTATCTATGACATCGCTCAAGCGTTTGATGAGCGCGATATCCCAACTACAGACAGATTCTGTATATTGCCCCCAGCCGAATATTATAAATTGGCTGAAAGTGCAACCAGGACAGTGGATGTTGACTTTAACCCAGGTGGTAATGGTTCATTTGCTTCAGGTAAAGTACAAATGATTGCAGGTATTCCTGTAATGATGAGTAACAACGTACCTCAAACAAACAAAGCTCCTGGTGCAGCAGACACTAACGAACTTGGTGGATCAAACAACACCTATGCAGGTGATGACAGCAAAACTATCGGTCTTGTATTCCACAAGTCAGCAGTTGGTACTGTAAAACTTATGGATATGACAACTGAGATATCTGGTTCTGATTATGGAATCATGTATCAAGGTACATTGATGGTTGCTAAGTATGCTCTTGGTCACGGAATCCTTCGTCCTGAGTGTGCAGCTACAATCAAGCTATCTGCTTCTTAATTACACATACGGAGTACTCAGCAATGGGTACTCTTTTTTTTCTTTAAGGTAAATTATGGCAAACGGTTACGGTAGAGATTCTCTTAAAATTAAGAAATCCAAACCTAAAAAAAAGAAGAAAGGTTTATATGCCAACATCCAAGCCAAGCAAAAAAGAATCGCTGCTGGATCTGGTGAAAAGATGAGGAAACCTGGTACTAAAGGTGCTCCTACAGCAAAGAACTTTAGAGATGCTGCAAAGACTGCTAAAGCCTAACTAGACATGGCAGCTATACTTAAATAAAAAACACAAGGTGTTAATTTATGTTTGGTAAGAACAAAAAAGATAAGACTAAAAAACAAATGCCAAGTCATGTTGGTTTAGTCGGAAGATTAAAAAAGAAAAAAGCTTACACAAACTATGTTCAAAAAGGTGGAGAGCTTACCTTCACACAATGGAGTAAAACACAATGAGTACTGTAGCTGCAACCACTGAACTAGAAAGCGTCAACATTATGTTGGCTGCTATAGGAGAGTCTCCTATAAACAGCTTGACAGGTACTCTTCCTGTTGATGCTCGTCTTGCTCAATCAACTCTTGCGGAACAAAACAAAGATGTACAGAGCGAAGGTTGGAGTTTTAATACAGAAATAGATGTTACTTTAACTAGAGATGGTACAACTAAACAAATAGCTTTACCGACTGATATTTTAAGAATAGATGCCAATATTCATCAACATCCAAATGTTGATCCTATTCAACGTGAATTAAAAATGTATGACAGATTAAATAATAAATATGAATTTGATGAAGATTTGATTTGTACTGTTGTTTATTTTAGAACCTTTAATGAGATACCAGAACCTGCGAGAAGGTATATAACAATCAAAGCTGCTCGTGTATTTGTTGATAGATTAGTTGGTGATGATGGATTAAGAACTTATACACAACAAGACGAGACTAGAGCTAGAGCAGTACTTATGGAAACTGATTTAAGTAATGCTGATCATAACGTCTTAAGAGGTGATCCATCGTTAACAAATGTATTTGATACTTATTCACCAGCAAACGCACTAATTAGGTAACTATGGCTGTAGTATCAAGAGCAATTCCTACATTGCTTAGAGGAGTTTCACAAGCTGCTGATTCAACAAAACAAGCTGATCATGCAGATATACAAGACAATGCTAATAGCGATCCTGTATTAGGTCTTGCAAAGCGTTCTGGTACACAGTTTGTAGCTAACTTAATTAGTGGTGAAACTACTATTGGAAGTCCTCATATAGAGTATTTGAATTAGATGGTACAGAAAAGACTGTAAATAAACCTGATGGTGTTAGTTACCTATCTTGCACTACTCCCAGATCCCAGATTAAAACTATAACCATTGCAGACTATACCTTTGTTGTTAATACAAGTGTTACTACTGCAATGGATTCAACCTTATCAGCAGGTAGCGGAACACAAGCAATAGTCTTCTTTAACCAAGTTACAGACGCTACTACTTATACAGTGACAGTAGATGGGGTAACAGTAAATAAAGACACCTCATCAGATAACCCCCTTAGTACAGCTACTGTTGCAGCAGCAATAAAGAGTGGTCTTGATTCTGGTCTTACTGGTTTTACTATTGCTCGTAATGGTCCTGTATTACATATCAAGAAAAATGATAATTCAAACTTTTCTATAGATTCTACTGATACTCAAGGTAATACACATATAACAACTGTAAAAAATACAGTCCAGCAGTTTTCTGACCTGCCAACAGTTTCACCTAACGGAATGGTAGTTGAAGTAAAAGGAGATGAACAAACAAATTTTGATAATTACTACGTTAAGTTTGTAACTAATAACGGAGGTACATTTGAAGAAGGGCAGTGGGAAGAGTCAGTAGAAGCAGGTATTACTTTTAAATTTGATTATGGAACTATGCCCCATGTTTTGTTAAGACAGGCAGATGGTAATTTTAGATTTGCAAGAGTTGATGGTGATAGTTATACGTTATCTGGTGTAACTTACACCTTACCTAAATGGGGAGAAAGAACAGTTGGTGATGAAATATCTGCACCTAGTCCTTCGTTTATTGGTTCTAAAATTAATAACGTATTTTTCTTTAGAAACAGACTAGGGTTTTTAGCTGATGATAATGTCGTCTTATCAAGAGTATCTGAGTTTTTTAACTTCTTTCCAGAGACTGTATTAAGTGTTATAGACAGTGATCCTATTGATGTAGCTGCATCTCATACCAAAGTTGCGATTTTAAAAAATGCTATCAACATGGGTGAAAAGTTAATTTTATTTTCTGATCAAACACAATTTAACCTAACGTCTTCATCTGATTCTTTAACACCAAAAACAGCTAACGTTATTGTTACGACTGAATTTGAATCAACTGATTCTGCACCACCTGTAGGTTCTGGTAGTTCTATTTATTACCTAACAAAAAAAGGAGAGTTTTCTGGTGTAAGAGAATATATATCACAACAGGGTATTGAAGTCAGAGATGCTTCTAACATTACAATCCACATACCAAGACTGATACCAAATGATATTTATAAGGTTGCAGTATCAACTAACGAAGATGTATTGATCTTATTAGGTGCAACAAATCCTAATATTCTTTATGTAAACAGATGGCTGTATGGATCAAAATCAGAAAAGATATTGAACTCTTGGTTTACTTATACATTTGATGATGGCAGAGCTATTAAGAATGTAGATTTTATTGGTACTGAATTATTTGTAGTAACAGAAAAAATTGTAGCTTCTGGTAATACAGAAGTTGATTTAGAAAAAATACCTTTTGCTTCAGATTTTAAAGAACCTAATGCAGAGTTTGAATATCATTTAGATCGTAAGATAACAGAAGCAACAACAGGAGTTTCTGTTGCTTATAACTCTGCTACAGATGTTAGTACTTTTACCGTTCCATATAAATTAAATGCTGCAATGCAAATTGTTGGTAGATATTTAGCATCAGGAGAAACCAGTACTTATGTTGATACTCAAGGTAATACACAATCTTTAAAACCAGGACAAGTCATTGCATCAACAAATACAGCTGATGGTACTACTAGCACTATTACCGCTAATGGAGATTACAGGAATAGTAAATTTATTATTGGTGAACCTTTTATAATGCACTATAGATTTTCATCACAACGTCTTACCGAATCATCAGGAGGACAGAAGAGTGGTGAAATTATTAGTGGTCGATTACAACTAAAACATTTTTATATTAAATTTGAGGATACTGGTTTTTTTAAAGTAGAAGTAACACCTGATAACAATACAACCTCTACGCATAAATTTACTGGTCGTTTTCTTGGGGCTTCATCTGCTTCTATTGGTCAGATTAACTTAGAGACAGGTACATTTAAAGTACCAATAATGAGTAGAGCAGATAGAGTTAGTATTGATGTAAAGAATGACACCTTCTTACCAACAGTCTTATCAAGTGCTGAATATGAAGCTATGTTCCATATGAGGTCAAGACGTATTTGATGGGGTATCTAAGAAAATCTAACTTACAAGATTTAAATTATGTATGCAAAAACATGAGAGAAATGGATCGACTTGAAGCTTTATATCAAACAGGAAAAGATGCAGAAGATGCACTACGACTATCATATCTATGGGCTAGTGAAATTTTAACTATTGCAGGTGATAAAGATCAACCAATGGGTATGTGTGGTGTTATTGCTGATGGTTGTATATGGATGATTGCTACAGATGAATTGTTTAGTAATAAAAAATATAAAATACAATTAATAAGAGAAGGAAGGAAATGGGTCAATAACCTATTGAAAAGTTATGATTTGCTATACAATATGGTATATGCAGAGAACCATTCTGCTATAAAGTGGTTAAAGTCTCTTGGGTTTACTTTTGTTAACTACCACGAAGAATACGGAAAAGAAAGTAAACCATTCTACGAATTTCTGAGGATTTCTTAAATGTGCGTTGCTGCATTACCAGCTTTAACTGCAACTCAAACAGGTTTGTTTGCTGCTGGTCTTGGGATACAAGGCTTGCAAATGGTGCAACAAAACAGAGCAGCTAGACAGGCTGCTAACTATCAATATGAAGCAGCAGCTAGATCAGCACAATCAGCAGAAAGAGCTTTTGCACAACAGCAAGAAGGGTTAGCAGCAAACCTAAAAGAAACAAGGGCAGCCAAAGCACAAGAGAGATTAGCCGCAACAGTACAAGGACAACAGGCTAGAGGTGCTATTGCAGCCACAGAAGGATTAAGTGGTCGTACTGCATCTTTATTATCAATGGATGCAAGTAGACAATCTGCTAATTTAAGGAACTCTATAAACCAGACAATGCAATCAGCTACAGGGCAATATAGAAGAAATGCTCTAGGACTATTAGCTCAAAGAGATAGTAGACTTAATGCTGCTACAGATATGCAGAACCAAGCTTACGCAAATGCAAGAGCAAGTAGTAAGGGTATTTTTGATCTACTAGGTGCTGGTGTTAGCTCCTATACAGGATTACTTGGACAAGCCTAATGACATCTAGTTATCAAAGTACTTCTTTTCAATCTTCAGCAAGACCTGTTGATACCTTTGTTAGGCAAAGTACTGTACCTCTTATAGAAGAAGATGGTTTTAGTCAGCTAACAAAAGCCTTGTCAGCAGTAAATCCAGTACTTGATATGTATATGAAAAGAAGTATTGAAGATGAACAAGCTGAAGGTATGGATATTGCCATTGAACAATCTTTTGAAGGCTTTAAAGAAACTAGTAAAGAAATAGGTAAGAAAAAAGGAGAAGAAGCAGCAAGACAATTAATAGGAGGTAGCATCTTTGCTGATAGAGCTTATCAAAAAACAAAAGCACAAATATTAGGTAATAACTTAGAAAGTAACCTTACTACTAGTTATGCAACAACATTAATAGATGGTAAATCTTTAAGTGAATTTTCTCTTGATTCTCCTGAGTATCAAAACTGGTTGACTGGTGAAAGAGAAAAAGTTGTTGATCAGTTAGGTGATATTAAATCAATTTATGTAGCAGAACATTTTTTACCAAAGTTAGCATCAGCAGCAGAATCAGTATCATCACATCACATAAAAGAATATAAAAAAATTAAGGTAGAAAATATTAAGTCTTTAGCTATTCCTTTGGTAGAAAACCTTATTGTTAGTCCAGATACTTTAGATGAAAAATTAATTTTAGATTTTGAAACTACAATTAATAATTTAGGTCTACCTGCAAAAGATAGAAGTGATATAAATAAAAATCTTGTAAAAGTAATTACAGAATCAGCAGAAGCAAAAGGTCTTTCTGGTAATGGTGATATAGACGGAGCCGAAGATATTTTAGCTATTGCTGAAAAATTTCCTTATGGACCTGGTGGTAGCTTGAACCTAACTACTCATCCTGATTATCAAAGCAAAGTAAATACTCTAAGAAGACAAGTAAACGACTATGTTTACAAGACAGAAAAACGAAGAGAATTACAGAAAAAAAGATTACAGAATGATGAAATTGAAACTAACGTAAAAGCATTTATAGAAACTGGTGATCCAAGAATCTTAGAAAATACAGCAAAAAAATATCCATTTAAAGCAAAAGATATTTTATCAACAGGTAATGTTTTAGATATGGATGGCAGACAAAGTTGGGCTGAAACAAGAATAAACATTCAATCAAACGCATACGGATCTAAAGACGGTGGTTTTACTGCTGCTATGAATTGGTTTAACAGTGTAGAAAATTCACCACAAAATAGAACACTTTTAAAAGATTTATTGGATGCAACAGATGATGCGGAAAGAGGTTTATATACAGAAATAAACAAAGGTTTAACAGAACTTAAATCAGAATTAACAGGTGAATTTAGAAAAGATAGTGCAATGAGTATTTTTGGTACTGGTCAACTTAATAATAGTGGAACAAGAAATGTTAATGATTTCTATAATCAAGCAAAAATAGAATTATATGAATATAGAACAAGTGAAGCTGGCAGACAAGCAACCACATTAGAAGTTATTCAAAAGATAAATGACATAAAAGACAAATACAGGAATAAAGCTAGAGAAATGAATCCAGCTACGATTATTCAATCAGGTAAAGATCCAATCAATAATCAAAACAATTTAGAAGATATGCAAGGTGATGTTGAAGCTAGTGCTTTTAGTGATGATGACACACCAACTACAGTTACTGTTGAACAAGGAGATACTCTCACTCAGTTAGCAGATAGTTTTAGTACAACAGTAGAAGCTATCAAACAAGCTAATAATTTAACCAATGAAGATTTAATACAAATAGGACAAGAATTAATTATGCCAATAGGTGATGCTTTAGTACCAAAGTCTGATCTTGAGAACAGAAGTGTTCTTGAAGAGATAGATATTACTCAACCAATAGCTCAACCAAACTTAGAACGTCTTGCTTTAGAAGGAGGATTTACACCAGACCAAGCTCAAATTATGGCTGCTATAGCAATGGCAGAATCTAGTGGCATGGCAAGAGCCTTAAATGATGATCTTAAAACAGGAGATAATTCATTTGGTTTGTGGCAAATCAATATGATTGACACACCTGACTATAAACTTGGTGAAGAACGTAGAGGTAAATTAGATATTAAGAACAATGATGAATTATATAACCCTGCTGTTAATGTAAGGGCAGCTAAAATGATATTTGACGAACAAGGTTTTGATGCTTGGTCTGTCTATAAATCAGGAGCTTACAAGCAGTTTTTACCTAAAACTAATTAACCATGACAGATTCAAATCCATTAGCTCGTTTTCGTAGAGACAGACAAGAAGCTGGTAAAGGATTTCGTGAGAAGTTAAAGAAAGGTGGTGAAGAACTTAAAAAAACTAAAACTTCTAAAGTTATTAGAGGTGCTATATCTGGTCCTTTAAAAGCTGTTAATGAAACTGTTGAATTTGTAGATGATATTTATGATTACGCTGTTGGCAATCCATACGATAATAATGAACTTATAGATTTACAGGCATTAGGTCTTGAAATACAAGGTGATAAAGAAGATTGGGCTTATACAGTACCACAATCTATAACACAGTTTTTACTACCTGCTGGTGCTGTCAGTAAAGGATTAAAAGGAACAAAGCTAGTAGGTATGAACAATGCCTGGGCTAGAAATGCTCTTGCAGGTTTTGTAACTGATGCTGTTGTACAAGATCCTTATGAAGAGAACTTGTTCAATATGATTGATAACCATCCAAGGCTTGCAACCCCTATAAGTGAAGTCTTAAAATCTAAGACACCAGAAGAGGTAAGTGTAGCTGAAGCACGTTTCAAACAAGCAACAGGTGGATTGTTATTTGGTGAAGCTCTTACTACCTTTGGTCTTGGTATAAAAGCTATTAAGAAAACACCTGAGTTATATGAAAGAGTAATTAAAAGGTTATCAAAACGAGATGAAATATTAATGACAGATAATGTTGTTGATAATCTTGGTGATGAAATTATTGATTTAGATTTACCTAACAAAGTAATCAAAGATGGTGAAAAAGTAGATACGACATTTAACACTAAAACCAAAACAGAAGGACAGTACTATCAAGCAGAAACTCTTACAGGTGGTGGTGATCCTGATGTGCAAAAACTCATTATTAATAGAGCAAACAAGATAAAAGAACTTGATGCTAATAATGCTTGGCCTTACAAAAGAACTTTTGCTGATATGGTCACTTCTGCAAATGACCTGCTACCAGCAGAGACTGTTGAATCTGCAAGGTTATTTAATGCTAGATATGGCAGAGGGGGAGAAGAAGACTTACCTGCAACACTAATATCAATGAATCAGTTAATGAATAGAAACGCTATCAACCTAGCATCATTAGCAAAATCAATGGATGAAACACTAGCTTCTGGCAATAAAGCAGGGTTTCAAGAATTAAAAGAACAATTTGTTACTGAAGCAAAAGTATTAGATGGTCTTATAACTCTTAACAAACCTCTTAAAACAGTACCAGCACAAACATTAGCTGCTAACAGAGCAGGTGGGGGAGTAGGTAAAGTAGCTGCTTCTGTAGATGATTTAAAAGGTAGAACACCAGCAGAAAAAGCAATAGATCAAGCCACTGACATTAGAGGAACTGTAAAAGAACCAACAGATCCATTAAGTCAATTTTCAATACAAGAAATATTAGATGCTGCTGAAAATGGTGATAAAGCATCACTAAAAAAACTAAGAATAATTACCAAGAAGTTACAAGCTGCACAAGGAAATCCTCAAGCCTTACAAAAAATGGCTAATGAAAGCCCACTAATGAGAGGTTTAAAAGTACAGAATGAAATATTTATCAACTCAATATTATCTGGACCAGAAACACACGCTGTAAACGTACTTTCTACTGCCTTAAATACTTTAGCTAGACCATTAGAACAAACACTTGGTTCTGCTGTGCAAGGTGATATGACAGGTGCTATTAGAGGTGGTAAAGAATTGTATTACCTAATGTCATCAATTACTGATTCATTTAAAGGAGCAAAACAAGCATTTCAAATTGAAGATAATATTGTTAACCCTGGTGCAATGATTCAAGATGCTGATCGCTTTCAAGTAAGAATGGAAGGTGAAGGGAACTTAGCTAATACAATTAACTTTCTTGGTACAACAATGCGTTTACCTAGTCGTTTCTTACTTGCAGAGGATGAATTTTTTAAACAACTAAACTTTAGATCTTATGTAAAAGCTAGTGCTTGGGAAGATGGCATGAGAAAAGGTTTGCAAGGATCTGACTTGCAAAAACATATACAACAACAATTTGATGGCACTATTGAGATTGTAAATAAAAACAGTATGGCAAAAGTCAAAGATAAGTCTGTTTTAGATTTATACGAAAAAGCACAACAATATGCTGCTGAGACTACATTTACTGCTGATCTACCAGAAGGTAGTTTAGGTGGTGCAATACAAGGAGTAGCAAGACATCCAG